TGATGTGGGAAAACCGGGCGCCGTCGACTTCGAGGCGTTTTGGGGGGCTATAAGCAATCCGAGACGCTCCGAAGCAGCCAAACGCCTCCTTCAAGGACACTTCACGGAGACAGACACACCCTTTTCTTGGCTTGCGCAAGCGGTCATCACTGGTGCGATCGTCCCAGGTGTCTGCACTTTCATCCCCTCCAAAGACCGTGTTTATCACGAGATACACAACCAGGGTTCATCTGGCACTCATGCCCCCTACATCGCCAACATTGTGGCAATTCCCGGAAACGTGCTACCCAGCAACGTTGAGGTGATGTCAGTTGTCGAACGCTTCCCTGAGGCTAACTTCGAACGACTCACTACCTCTACATCTGTGGCTTTGTTCAACTTCATTCGACTCAGCAACCGGTCGCTGATTGGGGCAATCGGTTCATACGTAGTCGGTTCCCGCAGCAGTGCCTATTTGGGACTGGCCAACTATGCGGGAGACACGTATGGGGTCGGGAGGATCACTGATTCGAAGCCCAGCAGCTGGTTGAAGTCATGCCTGAACACTTGGGCAACTGGCTGGCGAGCCAAGGGGAATACGCTTGCGGCGATGGAACGTGTTGAAGTTCTCAGTGCGTACGGCCCTGCTGATCGTAGCATGGTCCTCCGTCGGTCGTTCTCGACACTCTCGGTCCCTCTCATCAGCGCCGAGAATGAGGAGGAGACTCTGTCATTGCCATATGGTCAGGCCTTTTGGGTAGACTATGGCGCCAGCTTGGCAGTCTCCCCCTCCCGCGCTTCCTACATGAATGTGGGAAACAATGGCTTGCGCGCTTTCCTCACGCGTGAGTCTCTCGCAGGTGTTAGGCTTAGTTCTTACACTCGTGAGTCTGTTGACCGTGCGCGGGTCGTCATGTGGAGGGAAGTGCAGGAGGTGCTGGTTGCGACGAGCTCACTCTGGCCAGACACTCCGATTCGGTTATTGCCAACCGGCGGTGAGAATCCGCAAAATGGCAATTCGGGACGGGCTTCTGGCCCAAAAGTGAAATGATCGTGCGTCGCGTTTTGTCGCCTTGTGCTGGGGACTGGGTCAAGTACAACCAGGTCGGGGGGCCTAATGGTTCCTTCGTCAGGGTGTCGACCAAGTCGCCTCCGCCTGGGCGGCGTGCGGTCTTTTGGTTATCGGGTGGAAATCTTGATGTGAGCGCTTCACTCCTTGGTTGCTCCCCTTTGCTCCCTATTGGTGCGTGTAATTGTCCTCTTGACAGTTCGTATGCTTGTGTTTGTCGGCTGGTTGTTAACCAAGCCGTTAGAACGCCACACCCGAAGTTTCTTCAGAAATTTGCCAGGGTGATGGATAGTTTCAAACGCAAGTGTAGTTCACGAGGAGGCGGTCCCACTGATAATGGTGTTGGCTTGGAGGAGTTCGTTGAAGAATCGTATGCTGGCGATAAGCTGCGGCATTATCAGGAAGGCATTGCATATTTTGTGCGTGAACGGGCGATAGATTTGGTTGCTGTCGGTCCTAAGTCCAAAGAGAGGCCCACCGTCGGGTTCATGACTTTTGTCAAAGATGAGCTTCAAGATCAAGAGGCATGTAAGCAGCGTAAGCTGCCGGAGCTTTTTGATTGGTCGCAGGGGGGAGGTGTAAAGAATGAGGTCGAGTATGTACGAGAGATTCGTACAGAAAAAGGCCTTGTTCCGGCGCACCCACCTTCGCGGCCAAGGGGTATACAACCCCAAGTTTTCTTTGACGAGAAGTGCGTTGGCGGTTGGAATCTACTCCCTTGTGCTATCGAGGGTGCCGCGTTGGCTCGTATGGCGCGCGGTAAGAAGACGATAAAGACAAAGTCGGGCAATTTCGCATTCAATGGAGGACATGATTTACGGGACGTTCATGAGGAAGTGGGCAAGCTAAGGGACTTGGCTGATATACCGACTTCGTGGATGAAAATTGATGTTAAGCACTATGAGAGTAGGCAAGGTGCGTACTTGCCGATCGTGCGCGACATCAATCTGAAAGTAATCCGATCTGAACGTGGCGAAGATGATGTCTACTGTTGGTTGCGGGATTTGATTTACCCGGCACAGGACAAGTGCCACATCTGGGCGAGGGGAATCAGAGCAAAGACCCCGCCGATAAGGATGTCTGGTACCGCTGCCACATCTTTTGACAACCAGAGCGTCATGTTTGTTTTGCTAGAGTGTGTGTTTAAAATCTTTGAATGTCGGAACCGGTGTTACATTGCTGGTGACGATGCTTATGTGGGTGTCCCGTGCGAGTGGCTGGAACATGAGCCGAGTGCGCGGATCAAGAATCGGTTGTGTCGTTTTGGGCTCAGCATGTCGGACCTATCGGTTGCTACGGTGAAACTTTTCGAAATTGTTTTTGAGAGGATAGCCGGCATTCCGCTAGTGTTTGAAGGTCTAGCTGATGACCCAGCGAAGCTGCCATTTTGTCGCCTATATTCGTATACGTCGCCGAATGAAGCTATTTATGTGAAGCGTCCTCAAGAAGTTCTACGACGTTTGATGGTCATCACTCGAAGTGATTGCGGTCG